AGACAGGAGCCGAAATTTCAAGCCAGAAAACACCATCATAAGTCCGGCCTAACCAGAAGCCGCCGCCGTTCTCTTTTGGCCGCTGAAAGAAAACCAATCCGCCAGGCGCATAATCAGTCAGGAGTTCGCCCCGGTAAACTACCTGAAAATTTGGATCGCTACCGGCCATCGCCTAACGCCTCGCCATGCTCGTTGTTCAACCTTGTCATCACCAAAATAAATTTTGGTGATGACAAGGTTATCAGTGTTGATACTGCCAACTGTCGTCTTCCCATACTGCCTGAAGCATATCCATTACATCTTTTTTATCATCATCCTGTCTGACACCGCTCAGTACCACGCCGTTAGCAGAGCCTTTACGGATTCGAATACTTGTATTGGGATAAACCGGCAGGAAATTTCTGTAAAGCTCAGCCTCAAGGGCGCTGATAATTTCTTCACTGATTTTCTGCTCTTTGTTGAGCATGATCTCGATGCGCATACTATTCCCTTAGTTATTCTGCGGCGTAAAAAATTTCATCATCAGAGACATTCTTACCGCTTGAATGCGCTAACTCCGCAATGATGCTCATTGCTAGTTTCATATCAGATTGCTTGCAGTTTGCTATAAGCGACACCTCAGCAATGAACTGAACGCAAGCCATCTTACGGTTTATCGGTGCCAAATCTTGAGTGTCCATCTAACCCTCCCTTTACTCTAAAGACTGTATAACCATACAGTAGTAGATGCGTTATGAAATGTGAAATGTTTTTTCATTCAATCGGACCTAATCTGAAAACGGAATGTAAGGTTTTCAGTGGTGCCAACCTGTTATTTTGATTAGATAAAGCCTTGCTTTCTCATGACTAACGGCTTCGCTTATGGCAGCTTTATTAGTTCAGATCCATTGACTCCATTTATCATCTTCCTGCAGCCGCCCGTTCTTATAGAAAATGCGCATCCCCGCGCCTGAATTGAGACTGCCACCGCACAGAAGCAGATTTGTTTCAGTTTCTTCACCGGTAAAGCCCCTCGTTTTCAGCTCTGCAACAAGAGCAGCCCGCTGAATATCGTCAATTACCTGCTTATAACTCTGCTTCTGGCGCGGCTTCACCACCCGGAGACGCGCCAGCAGATCCCGGCGCTGTTTTCTTGTCATATTGTTGAAGTCTGCCGGGCCATAAATAGGCGTTTCACCTGGTTCTATAGGTTCAACTAATACCGGATTACCCACTGAAATGTTCATTTTTCCATCAGGGGGACAGTTATTGCCACGAGTCCAAGGGGCGCTAGCGCCCTGGTCGGCTGTCGCCTCCTGAACATCAACTGCCTTACGAACCATTTTCCACTTCGTTGCGTGCGTGCAGATGCGGCCAGCCACTAACGGGGACCAGATGCCATATATGCGGGTGCCGTGATCGCCGTAAGGGGTTGGCTCGTCGTTAAGTTCGTAAGCAGTTCTGACGATGTGGTGTTTGCGCGGAACCAGTACGCCGCCCTGTTTCATGATGTAGGTGGCAAAGCAGCCCACATCTGCAGCGGCCAGCACAGCGTCCAGCTGCGCGTTTTCAAGCACTGGCGCACCGGCTTTTTTATCGCTCTGATTTCTCATCGCCTGACCGGCAAGCAGGCGTAATTCCCGGTAAGCCTGGCGGCCCGGAATGCCAAAGAAACGGAACTGCTGAACGCGATGAAGTGACGCCCAAGCCCCGACGTTCTCTGCGCTGTCACGCAGTGATTTACCGGTTTCTGCACTGATTTCATCAGACAGGCCACGGCCATCAATATTTTTACTGACGTATTTAGCGATATAACTTGTCGGTGAACCTTTGCGCGGGTTGATTAGTTCAGCTTTAAAGCGCGGCCCGGTATTGCTGCCAAGCTCTTCACGGTCTTCACGAATGGCGAATTTCCGCAGCAGGGCAGTGACTGAACGGCGCTCCTTTTTGCGCATGAAGCAAAGCAGGTGCCAGTGTACGGTGCCGTCATGATGTGGCTCAGCAACCCGCACGCCATACCAGCGCATCCCGGCTTTGTGCATGGCCTTGCGGAAGGCGGCAAACGTATCAACCAGATAATCACTGCTCTGGCGAACGGTGGCCGTGGTCCACTTCGGATTCGGTCTGCCGTTATTAAGCGTTGCGTGAAAACGTGACGGGCAGGTAATGGTGTAAAACACGGCGCAGTCGCCGCGCATTTCCGCGATAAGCTCCAGCCCCTTAACGCAGGCCATCATTTCATTTCGGCGGTGAGCCGGATTGCTGTTGCTGGCATTCACCACGTCTTCCATATCCAGCGTATCGCCTTCATCGCTGACCAGTTCATGTGAACGGAAGAACTCCAGAGACTTCCGGCGCTGCTCTCGCTTATGGATCACCGCTTCAAAGCTGACGTAGGGGGAGGCTTTTTTGTTGACCAGGCAGACGGCACGCAGCTGCTCTTCACGCCATTCACAGCGCAGCTGCCACAGCTTGCGATACCACCAGTCCGCGCAGAGCATACGGGCCAGCGAGGGCGGGATCAGATCATAGGGCACGGGCTTGCGACGGCGCTTTTTGCGGCGTAGCTGCTCAAAGGCCGGGGGAATTACGTCCAGACGCATCGCTTCTGCTGCAACAAGTTCCCATGCCTGACGGACCTGCTCCGGTGTCACGTCGTCACTGATGAACAGATGGCCGCTGGCTTTATCAAGACACATGCTCATATGCGCAGCGACCAGCGTAGATAAACGCTTGACCTGATTCTGGTTCATTTCGGGTAATGCCAGCAGGCCGTCCAGCCCGTCATGACCGGCCATAAAACGGAATGAGGCTGAAATCTGGCTTTCGCGCACGCGGGCCAGCCTCTCAAGGCAGGGGCGGATGGTTTCGCGCAGGTAGCGGGAATAAGCCTGCGGCCTGCCAAGATTGTGGAAAAACTTAACGCGCTCCATGAGTGGCTTACTGATGTGCGAAGGCTGGGCGCTGACATCGGCCACGATAACCAGATCGGGATTGTGTTGCTGCTGTTCGCGGGCCATCTTTGCCCGGCTGACAATTCTGTCCTGCACAATTTCACGCTGGACAGGATCGCGGGATTCGTTGAAAAAGTAGCGGTCCCAAACCTCATCACTCATTGCCTCACGGCGCAGCTGCTCCTGCTCGTTATCTGCAGCATAAAGACTGATCAGGTTTGAAAGCGCGGACACCGGCGCAACTTCCGCCGGGTCCATCTGTGGATTGATTGCCTTTTTTGGGGCATTCCAGGGATATTCGTAGACCTGAGTCATTACACCGCCAGACTCATGTGACGGACTGCAATGATTTCGGATGCGCGCTTACCTTCACCGGCAGCCACGCCAACAGAGCGGGAAGCCATGATTTTCGTCAGTTCAAATTCGCGGAATATACTGCGGGTAAACAGGTTATCGCTGTTTGAAACGATGACCGGGTTACGATCAGAGATATCCAGCAGGATGCAGGCCAGCGAGTGCTGATCATCATCGCTGAACCCATCGGTGTGATAAGCGGTGAACGTGCCGTGATACGGCGGATCGCAGTACACGACATCACCGGCAAGGACCATGCTCAGGGTTTCGCTGTAACCCTGGCATTCAAACGTCGCGCGCTGAGCCTTCAGGGCAAACGCTTCGATTTCGGCCAGCGGGAAATATGGCTCTTCATAATTGCCGTAAGGATTATTGAATTCGCCGCGCTTGTTATAGCGGCAAAGGCCACGGTAGCCGTGGCGATTGAGATAGAGGAATTGCGCAGCGCGCTCCAGCAGTGGCAGCGACGCGGTGAAATTGAAGTCATTACGAACCTTATAATAACTCTCTTCAGTTTTGTTCTGATTGAAGAGCGAGGCCGCCATAACAATAAATGGGCGCGTATGCTCTTTAACCTGACGATAGAGGTTAATCAGATCGGGATTAACATCCGCCACCAGATAGGCCGGATAATCCGTATTCATCATGACGGCACAGGAACCGGCAAACGGCTCAACCAGGCGATTACCGGCGGGCAGGTGCTTAATCAGTTCAGGCATCAGGCCGGACTTGCTGCCAGCCCATTTCAGGATGGTTTTCATAATGCCGCCCCTTTGTAATGCACGCTTTTCAGCTCACTGATTTCTTTGCAGGTCACGCAGAGGGAAACGCCCGGCAGTGCGCGGCGGCGCTTCTCCGGTATTTCTTCACCGCACGACAGGCAGAAAAACTCACCCGCCCCTGTCGGGCGGTGAGTAGCGTTAGCCAGATTGCGCGCCAGCTCTTCCTGCACGCGCTGCTGTACCATGTCCATTGAATCAGCCATCAGTGCAGCTCCTGCGCCTGGTTCTCAAAGCGTTCAGCTTCTTTGTCCAAAAGCTCAATGATTTCCGCCGCTGACATTTCCTGTTTGCGGGCATGAATCGCTAGCGCGGCCAGGCGGATAGAAACGGACAGCGCATCATCAGAACGCTGCTCAGTTTTGGCCTTGCTCAGCAGGGCATTTAGCGCGTCGTCATCAGCTTTAAAGTTACGGGTCTGGATATTTCGCATTTTTCTTTCTCCTGAATTCGGGCAAAAAAATGCCCGGCGGGTTTACGCCATTTAATTTCGTTGGGTTAATTAATTAGGTAACGTCAGATTCTTTGGAAATAAACTCACGACTGCTTTTAAGTGATTCATCGCGCTAATCAGCGCCTTAACTTCGTCACTCGTCAGTTCACTGAAATCAACGCTGTGACGTTCTTTGCTGATATTTGCCAGGAAGAAAATTGCACTCAGTGCGCGGCCATTCTGTTCAGCCTGGTGATCGCGCTTATTACGCATATCAGCGATAAAGCGTTTGAGTTCGTGGCTGCAGTCGCCGTACATCATGGTGCGAAGCGCAGAAATATGATTCAGCGCACTGGCGCGCTGGCCTGCATTCATCTGAACAGTGACACTTTCAGCTTTGAAACCCATGATTCTTTCCTCTTACCCGTTAATCCTGCCAGCAGTTCGGCCTGTGAAATTGCCGGGTGCCAGCGCCTGCCCTTATCTGCCGCAATCCAGCCGTGGCCGTATGCGTGGGACGGACTTTGCCGCTTCAGAAGCGGGGCTACTGAAAAAGCCATATTTCACACCATCCCGATTGATGCACCGATACCACTTAACACATCAGCAGTACCCGACAGAGCAGGGTTTGAGTGGACGCGAGTCTGGACAGCGAGGGCCGCTAGCATCATGCAGCGAATGCCGGTATTAGCAGCTTCAACAATCCCGCGACGGCATGAGGTGGTAATGCTTGCGTGATTAGCAGCACTGGCAGCAAGCGTCCCGACCTGGGCGGAAGCATTGAGCACGTAAGCGGGAAACTTTTCTGCAGCGTGTTCATTCACTGGTACACATGGCAGACAGTGCAACTGCGCCAGCATCCCATCCATCAGAGTCGCGTCCTCAGTCAGATCAGTAAGCAGCAGCACTTCTGTGACAGTCAGCTGATGCGCCTGATCGGGGTTCAGTTTGTTGCGAAGCGTCTGCACTTTCATGCCTGCTTGCTGAGCCAGTTCACGCATGTTGTGAGACAGCGCAAACTTGCGGCAGGCGTCTTCGTAGTGGTTATGGGTGGAAGTCTTAAAATCAAACATGGTCATTCCTTTGCTCAACTTAAATAATTAAGTTGTTACGCAG